CTGCATATCTAATTGATTTCAGTAAGTTAACATCAGTAAACGATTTAGTTCTAATTCTAAGTTGCATGGGCTTCACCTTTGTAGGAACACATCCTTACATTGACCAAATCAAACCATTCTTAAACTTAGACCATCCAGTATATCCAGGTGGACAAATGCCGGCACCTAAAAGTTCAAAATTAGAATTACCAAAATTAAAAAACTTAAACAAAGATGGAGAATAAATATCATCCTCTTACTGAACAAGAATTCAATGAGATATCTGAATTCATACTAAATCTAGGTGCTTATTTGCCTGATAATAAAACCAATTGGATTTGGTCTACATTCAATAAGTTAAGAGACGAAAACGAAACGATGCCTTGTACCTGTGCATCTGCTGCAGGACATTGGAAAAGAGCAGTTGACCATATTCATAGATGGGTAAAAGAAAGAATCTAAATGATAGACTCAGGTAGTTTACAACATTGTGAGTGTGAAAAAAGATTAATCAATCTACACAATGAATCTTATAGATGGTTATTACAATCTGCAAATAAGATAACAAAGAATAAAATTGAATCAGAAGATTTAGTTCAAGAACTTTACATTTACTTACATGAGAAGTGTAATCCTAAATTGTTTTGGGGTGAACATTCATACAATCTATATTATTGTTCAAAGTTTTTACATAGTAGGTTTATTAATAAAACTAAGAAGTTGAATAGAACAATGTATGTAGATGAAGTTTGGGATGTTGAAATGGACACACCTTATGATACAGAATATGATGAAAGATTACAGAAGGCACATGATGATGTATTAGATGCAATAAAAGGATTAAAGAATACAAAACAATTTGCATCTGCAATGATATGGGAAATGTATTATATGTCAGATGATACTTTAGACGAAGTTGCAAATAAGATAGGAATAAGTAAATCAACTACATTCCTTGCAGTTAGAAAGGTTAGAAGAATATTAAAAGAAGTTATAGAAAATCCATTTAATTAAGTTATATGTCATTATGGAAAGTAAAGTTTGACCACAAGAATGGTGAAAATAGAGTTTGTAAAGAATGTAATGCATCATTCCATACAATGAAACCAAGACATCGTTGTACTGCATGTATAAATGCAAAACAAAAGTTAGTTGAAGGAAAGAAAAGAAGTAAGTATGAAAGGAAAGAACCATATCCATATCAAGGTGCTAACCATGATTATCATAGTAGGTTTTATCCACTACGTTCAAAACTGAATAAGATTAAAGTAAGAGATGAATGGAAAGAATACTTTAAGGAAAGATTGAATGAGATAATGGAAGATGAAGTCTTAATGAAATGGATAAACGATAGAAGAGATAAAGAAACTGCAGAAACTAAACAATCAAAAAGTAAAAGAACTATTCAAAAAGATTATCCAAACCATCATGACTACTATGAATATTAAAGACATATACATAAAGGAAATAGATAGCAAGTTGGCTAATAGACTAATCATTGAAAATCATTATAGTGGAACAGTTCCTAAAGGAGTTAAGTATCATTTAGGTATATTCATTGATGAAATACTTTATGGAGTTGCACAATTAGGATTTGGAATAAGACCACAAGATACTTGCAATTGGGTAAAAGGAACTACAAAGGATGAATATTTGGAATTGAATAGATTGTGGATTTCGGACAAACTTGGTAAGAATGCAGAAAGTAATTCAATCAGCAAAGTATTAAAGTATGTAAAAGAACATAAACCAAATTTGAAATGGATAATAAGTTTTGCAGATGGTATGATGGGTAAGGTAGGAACAATATATCAGGCAACAAACTTTATCTATACAGGTTTCTCTACAACATCAAATGGATTATGGTTAACAAAAGAAGGTGATAGAATGCATAACATATCATTGTGGCACAAACATGGTAAGACAGATAGAAAGTTATTAGAGAGTATATATGGAACTCCATTATATTTGGTAAGAGGTGGACAATATAGATACTTTCATTTTTACGATAAAGATTTAATAAAAGATTTAATAGTACCACACCTACCATATCCAAAGCAAACTAATATAAAAGACCATTTAGTTATTAAGAAAGGTTATGGTGATACCGGTGACAATTATGATGAATTTATAAAACTATTACATAAACCAAAAGACATAATACAAAGTAAATGGTTTAGTTATGAATACTAGAATAGATTATAATTATGCACATTTTAACTTTGATTGGAGTTGGATTAAAGATAAAGAGATAGTAGTTGATGGTGATGAGTATGAAGGTGTATTAATGATAATAAATGATAAAGGACAAATGGTTGGATTTTATGGATACCAATTAATAGAACAACAATAAGTTATATGAAAGAATTAAGATTATTAAATGGAGATTGCTTAGACAAACTCAAAGAATTAGAAAACAATAGTATAGACTCAATAGTCACAGACCCACCATATGGTTTATCCTTTATGGGAAAGAAATGGGACTATGATGTGCCAAGTGTAGAAATATGGCAAGAGTGTTTAAGAGTCCTAAAACCAGGAGGACATTTACTTGCATTTGCAGGTAGTAGGACATATCATAGAATGGCAGTAAGGATTGAAGATGCAGGATTTGACATTAGAGACCAGATTATGTGGATATATGGTAGTGGGTTTCCTAAATCACATAATGTAGCATTAGCAATTGACAAACAAAGTGGTAAGACAGGACATAGAGGTAAAGCAATAAATGTTGGAGGCAAAGGTGATAGAGATGATATACAAACCTCAGTAAGTAAAGCTAATGGAACTTTACAACCTGCATACAAAAGTGATAATGATTGGAATGGTTGGGGAACTGCATTAAAACCTGCACATGAACCAATAGTAATGGCAAGGAAACCAATAGAAGGAACAGTTGCAGAGAATACATTACAATACGGAGTAGGTGGATTGAATATAGATGCGACAAGAGTAACTGTTGATGACATGGATGATTATGCATTTAATATGGCAGGTAATGAAAGAGTAAAAGCAAAAGAGGAAGGTGAATTGACAGGTATGTATGAAGGTGGTTGGAAAGTAGATAAGACACCAAAAGAATTACCAGCAGGTAGATGGCCAGCAAATGTAATAATGGATGAAGAAGCAGGAAAGATATTGGACAAACAAAGTGGAAATAAGAAATCATCTAAGAGAGGTAGTAAGTATAATAAACCAACAGAACATACTAATACATACACACCAGTAGCAAGTGATTATAGAGATGATAATACATACGGAGATGAAGGAGGTGCAAGTAGATTCTTTTATTGTCCTAAGGCAAATGCAAAGGATAGAGATAGTGGAATAGAAACCGATGCAAAAGCATTGAGAGCAACAAAAGGTGGTACAAGAGATTTCAATGCAAGATGTGCAAGTTGTGGTAAAAAGTTTATTGGTAGTCCTGAAACAATATGTAGTTGCGATAACCCTATAACTGATAACCAAGTATTCAAAAGAAAGAATAATCACCCAACAGTTAAACCAACCGACTTAATGAAATACTTAATTCGTTTAGTGACACCGAAAGATGGTATAGTCCTTGACCCGTTTATGGGTAGTGGTTCAACTGGCAAAGCAGCAATGTTAGAAGGTATGTGGTTTGTTGGAATAGAAAGAGAAAAAGAATATTATGAAATTGCAAAACAAAGAATAGAATATGAAATGGAAAAAAGAAAGTTTTGGTAAAGACCCAATCTACTCACTCATTATTGCATATCTCTTAACCCTGACACTTTGTATCCTTTGGGAAGTATATACTACAAATTAAATTAAGTAGTGTTATTACAATAGTAAAATACAATTAAATACTATGGCGTTCGTTAAAGGAGATACAAGGATAAATGCAAATGGCAGACCAAAAGGTGCATTGAATAGAAGCACAGAAGCTATGAAGTTAACGATTGCTCGTGCAGTAAACAATACATTGAATACAATACAAGAGGACTTAGAAGAAATAAAAAAGAGAGACCCTGAAAAGGCAATGGACTTAGCATTGAAGTTAATGGAATATGCACTTCCTAAATTGAGCAGAACAGAATTGAAAGGTGAGATAGACCATAGGATACAGCAGATTAGTATTAATATAAACAGAAAAGAAATTGAACCTAGAGATTAATACAACGATTACTTTTGATAACATTATGAATAGTGTTGCAAGAGTAGTCCATAATATAGGTGGCACGCGTAGTTCTAAAAGTTATTCTGCTTTACAATACTGCATAGTAGAGGCATTACAAACACCAACAATAGTAACGATAGTAAGAAAGACTATACCTTCTTTGAAGAGAACTATTATGAAAGACTTTAAAGATATACTTACTAACTTAGGTATATGGCATGATGATGACTTTAATGTAACGGATAGAACATGGACTTATAATGGTTCAACTATACAATTCATTTCAACAGATGATGCTGAGAAGTTAAGAGGAGTTAAATCAGATATTCTTTTTATAGATGAAGCAAATGAGTTAGATGAGGAAAGTTATTTTCAGTTAAGTATTAGAACATCGGGCAAAATAATCCTATGTTATAATCCAACTATATCTCCGTTCCATTGGTTAAGAAAGATGGAAGATTGTGAGAGATACATAACTACATACAAAGATAACCCATTCTTGCCTAAAGAAATGATTAAGGCAATTGAAGATTTGGAATTTACTAATCCTAAATATTGGAAGATATATGGTAAAGGAGAATACTCTGCAAATGATAAAGCAATATTTCAATTTGATTTATGTGATACCATTGAAGCTGACTTTGTATGTTTTGGGTTTGATGCTGGTTATTCTAATGACCCCTGTGCTCTTGTGGCAGTGTATAAGAATAGTGATACGCTATTTTTGGAGGAACTCATTTATGAAAAGGGTATGGTTACGAATGACATCATAGATAGATTAAGAAAGTTAGCAATAGATAAAAATCAAACTATATGGTGTGATAGTAGTGAACCACGTTTGATTGAAGAATTGTATCGCAGTGGATTTAATACAAAGCCAGTAGTGAAAGGTAAAGATAGTATTAACTTTGGTATATCAGTAATGAAGAACTATAAGATTAAAGTTTTAAAGTCTAGCCAAAATTTAATTAACGAGATGTATAGTTACCAATACGAAACAGATAAGCATGGATATGTAACGGATAGACCTGAAGGAGGATTAGACCATGCTATAGATGCTGCAAGGTATGGATGTATGATGTCTCTATCACAAAAGGCACAAACAAAAGGAACATATGCAATTTCAATCGGAAAATATAGATACTAATATGAAACAAGAGTTTACAGACACAAGACCGCAAATGTGGTCAACAGATGAGATTAGAGATTTAATACTCTATGCAAAAGATTTACAACAACAAGTAGATGATATGAAGGCAAACATAATAACAATGGATGCTAAGTTAAAGAATGAAGAGGCAAAAGTTAGAAGATTAACATTAACACTAAAACAATTTATGAATATATGATAAAGGAAATAGAATTAAAAGTACCAACCTCTTATGAAGATATTAGTTTACAAAGATGGTTGGCATTACAAACAGACTTAAAGAATTATAGTGATGATGATAATGCAGTTACTGCAGTTATGTTTTTACATCTATGTGGATTAGAACCTACATACTTAAAGAATATTTCAATAGATGATTATGCAATGATTAAATCTGAATTAGAATCGTTTATAAGTAATACTGATTTGCCTTTGCAAAGAATAATAACGATTGATGGTAAGGAGTATGGGTTTGAGCCTAACTTATCTAAAATGACTTATGGTGCATATGCAGACATTACATCATATAAAGAATTGACAATAGATGAGAATTGGGCAAAGATAATGGATATACTATACCGACCTATTGTTAGAAAGAAAGGTGAGATGTATTCAATAGAACCATACAAAGGAGAAATAAATCCTGATAAATGGTTGTCAGTAGGAATGCATGTACACTTTGGGTGTCTGTTTTTTTTTGTCAATTTATTAATGGACTTACTGAAAAGTACCCTGAACTCTACGATGCAGATGGAGTTTCCTCCCAACATCAAATCAATTTTGGAAAGAAGTGGTCAGCCTATTCCACACTCATTGAACTTGCTAGTGGAGACATTACAAAAATAGATTTAGTGACAAACGAACCATTGGAAAAGTGTTTGTTATATCTTTCTTATAAGGCAGATAAAAACCATTTAGAAACTTTAATGCACAAAGAGGCAATGAAAGGAATGAGATAACCATTTTTGATTTGTTAGTTGTTATTACAATAAACACCAAATGAATAAAGGTCCAGGTATATGGTCAAATAGTAGAAGTGGCAATTTGAGATACTCTGTAAATAGAGAGAATCAAAGTGGTATTTTCTTAGGGCCAACGAGAGGGTTATCATCTCCTAAGAATAGCAGACGTGCATGTCTATGTGTTAATACTAATACTTATTCAGTTAGTTGTTGCAAGGGTGCACTTATGTCACAAGGAATAGGACAGGTAGAATCAACTGCACCGGTACAAGGTGGATTTGGTCCTGGTTTTGATAACGGATTTGATTAAAAAAATAATAATATAAAATGTCTGAAATATCTAAACAAGCGTTAAAAGTAGACAATACTACTTCGTTTCCAAATAATACAACAGGATATATTTCTCCTACAATACTAAGAGCATTCAATGTAAATATGATTGATTCTTTAGTTGAACAGGCAGGATATACTGCAAATAGTGGTAGTTGGAATTTATCAATAGGTCAATTAAATGCATTTACTGCATCTCAACAACCTTCATTCACTCAATTGAATTCTTTTACTGCAAGTCAGTTAACAATCAATACAGGTGTTAATTCTTTTACACAATCTACTACTGGTAGATTAAATGCATTAGAAAATGATACTGCTAATTTAGAATTATTCACATCATCAATAAATCAAATCTTAGTTAATGGTTCTTCAATAGGAACATCGACTAGATTATTCTTTAATGGTTTTGTTTCTGCTAGTATTGTACCAAATGTAAATGGTGCAATTGCATCTATAACTATATTGAGTGACCCAAGTCTAACAACGACTGCATCATTCAATCAATATACTGCATCAACTGCAGCAACTCAATTAATATTTAGTGCATCAGTTGCAACTTCGATATCTCAATCATCAAATGCATTCAATACATTTTCTGCATCTCAAAATAGTTTTAATCTATCTGCAACTGCATCGATAGTTGAATTATTAAACTTATCATCATCGTTAAGTGGTGGATATGCAACTCAAGGTGAATTAGATTATTCATCATCTGTATTACAAAATAATATTAATACAGTATCTAATACATTATCTTCATTTACTGGAAGTTATGCAACAACAGGTTCAAATACATTCGTAGGTAATCAAACTATATCAAGTAGTTTATTCATATCTGGTAATATCAATATGGTAAATGGTGCTGATTTAGTAACACATCACGTTAGAGCAGCAGGAAGTAATGGTTTAGAATTAGAAACATTTGCAGGAGTTACGATAGTTGCAATGGGACAAGGTGGTGGAACACAGGCACAATTCGTAGGAGCATTAAGTGCAAATTCATTTAGTTCATCAACAATAAATGGTTTAGGAAATCCTTTAACATTCTCTCAATCAGTAGATGCTAGATTAGATGTCACAGCAACAACAGGAAGTAATGTATTTACAGGTAGTCAAACAATAACTGGTAGTTTAATAATAACAGGTAGTGCATACGGTAACATAGTATCAATGAGTGTTGTTTCAAATACAGCATCTATGAATTTATCAATAAGTAATTTCTTTACTTTAGGTTTAACATCAGGTCAGAATACTAGAATAGAACCAATTAACATATTACCAGGAGAAACTATTAATTTATTAATTTCACAACCATCTATTGGTAGTGGTTCAATATCATATCCTTCTACTTTTAAATTTGCATCTGGTCTTCCATATTCAGCATCTTTAAACTCATCCTCTGTTGATATTCTGACATTTATAACATTTGATACTGGCTCTATTTATGCCGCATCAATTAAAAATTTAAGATAATGGCAATATTTAATGGATTTGCATTCGCTGGCGGAACATACACTATTGACTACTTAGTAGTAGGTGGTGGAGGTGCGGGTGGATTCAATGGAGGAGGCGGAGGTGGTGCAGGTGGTTTATTAAGTGGTTCATTTAATGTAACACCAAATGCTTCATATACAATATTAATTGGTAATGGAGGTAGTTCACAATTTGATAGTCCTGTTTCCGCAAGTTTATCAGCTTTTGCAGATATAATCGCATTTGGTGGTGGTAATGGTGCAAATAATTTAACAGGTTCAGGATTTAATGGAGGTTCAGGTGGAGGTGGATATATAAGTGGTGGAATTGGTAATCAAGGAAATAATGGTGGTAAAGCAGGACCTGAATTAGGTGCTGACCCAGCAATACCAGGTGGTGGAGGTGGTGCATCACAAACTGGAAGTAATAGTTATTATTTTAGTCCAGATGGTACATTCTTTGGTGGCGATGGTGGTGATGGTGCTATATGGTTAGATGGAAATTATTATGCAGGTGGAGGTGGTGGTAAATCTTACACATACACTTATGGAGGTGAAGGTGGTTTAGGTGGAGGAGGAAATGGTGATGTTAATGGTGGAAGTGGAACAGGTTTTACTGGAAGTTTAAACACAGGTGGTGGTGGAGGTGGTGGGGGTACTTATGGCACTCAAGCTGGTGGACAAGGTGGAACCGGTGTTGTTAAATTAAGATACTTAGGTCAACCAATTGCAAATGGAGGTATTATAACACAATCAGATGGATATACATATCATACATTCACATCAAGTGCTTGGCAAACATCAGTAACATCAAGCTTTATAGCATAAACAAAAATAACTATTTTTAAAACAACCTTTGTTATATAAGGTATAAAAGAAACAAATATGAACTCAAAAAATGTATTAAATAAGATATTATCACTTTTATCAAGAGATGAAGTGGTTTTAACTTATGCTAAATTAGCAGACGGTACTATCGTAGAATCAGCAACTTTTGATGTTGGTGAAGACCTTTTCGTAGTTTCTGAAGATGGAACTAAAACTCCAGCTCCAAACGGAACTCACGATTTAATGTTGAAAGATACAGAAGGTAACGAAACTTATATTAAAGTTATAAGTGAAGATGGTAAAATCGTAGAAAGAGAAAACGTAGAGATGGAAGATGTAAAAACAGAATCTATCCCACAAGGTACAGGTGAAGAATTACCTGAAAATGTAAGACCTACACAACCAAACTCAGTAGAATCTGGCTATAAGATGTCAGAAGAAACAGAAGAAGCAATGCCAATTCCTGCAGACGAAGATAAGTCTATGGAAGAAGAAGGTGAAAAATCAGTAGATATGGGTAAGATGATGGAAGATATGGCTTACAGAATCGAAGAAATGGAAAAGAAAATGGCTAAGATGGAAGCAATGTATCCACCGGTAAATTCACAAGTAACTGAAGAAATCGCTGGTATCAAAATGGCTGAAGTTGATGAAGAAGAGTTACCTAAATTAGATGGTGCTCCAGTAGAAGAAAATCCTGCATATAAATTTGCAGCAGAAAACAAAAAAACTTATGGTAAGAAAGAAAAGAATTCACAATCTAATTTCTTATCTAAACTTTATAATTAAAATAATTAACAATTTTCAAAAAAGAAAACAATGAAAAAATTTCAAAACTTTGCAAATCCAACAATAACTGCAACAACCTACGCGGGTGAAGCAGCTTCTGGATATATTGCAGCAGCATTGTTATCTGCAACTACTTTGGACAACAAATTAGTTACTATCATGCCAAACGTGAAGTACAAATCTGTAATCCAAAAATTAGCAGTAGCAAACTTAGTTAATGACGCATCTTGCGATTTCATTACTAACACAGGTTCAGTAACTATCTCTGAACAAATCTTAACTCCAAAAGAGTTACAAGTAAACATCCAATTATGTAAACAAGAATTTGTTGCATCTTGGGAGGCTTTACAATTAGGTTTCTCAGCATTTGATGAGATTCCAAAATCTTTCAATGACTATTTAGTATCTTATGTAGGTGGTGTAGTTGCACAAGCAACTGAAGAATCTATCTGGACTGGTACAACTTCAACTAATGGTCAATTCGGTGGTTTCTTAAACGCATTCTCTGCATCAGTTGCAGCGGGTGGAGCAACTGCAGTATTACCTGCAAGAACAGCTGGTACAGGTGCTATCATTTCTGGTAGTGTAACTTCTGCAAACGTAATCTCAGTATTAGATGCAGTTTACCAAACAATCCCTAAAGCAGTATTCGGTAAGCAAGATTTATTAATCTATGTTTCTACTGATATCGCTAAAGATTACCAATCAGCATTAGCTGGTGGTGGTGCAAGTGGTGTTGGTGCTAATGGTTTCAACAACCAATTGAACGTAGGTGAAAAACCAATGAACTTCCAAGGTATTGAAATGGTAATGTGTCCAGGTATGAGCACAAACAAAATCGTTGCAGCTCAAAAGAGTAATTTATTCTTTGGAACGGGCCTTTTAAGTGATTATAACACAGTTAAAGTGCTTGATATGGCTGATATCGATGGTTCTCAAAATTACAGAATTATCATGAGATACACTGCTGGTACTCAGTTTGGTGTTGGTCAAGATATCGTATACTTCGGAGCTTACTAATAAAAACAAATAATTAAAGGGTGGGTTAAACACTCACCCTTTTTTAATAACAAAATTAAAAACTTAACATATGCCATGTAATTTATCAGCTGGAAGAAACGAAGTTTGTAAAGAATCGATTGGTGGACTTCAAGGAGTTTACTTCATCAACTACCCAACGGGTATTTCAGGTTCTGCAACCACTTCTTTCACTAAGAACGCTGCAGGAGAAGTAACTTCTCTTTCAGGCTCAACTGTATACTATTATCAGTTGAAAGGAACTTCGGCATATACTGAAACAGTAAACTCATCTCGTGAGAACGGTACAACTTTCTTTAATCAAGAGACTGTATTGAACTTAAAGAAGTTAACTAATGAAATGACTACTCAGCTAAAAACTTTAGCTTATGGTAGACCTCAAATCATTTTGTGGACTAACAACGGAGATGCATTATTAGCTGGTGAACAATTAGGATGTGATTTAACTGCAGGTTCAATTTCAACAGGAGCAGCATTGGGTGACCTTTATGGTTATTCAATTACTATGACTGGTATGGAAAAATTACCAGCAGCTTTCTTATCAGGTAGTACAACTACTAATGCATTCGCAGGAATGGTAGTAGCACCAACTATCATATACGGAACTCCAGCTTAATCAGTATAACGAAAAACATATTAGAAGGGATATTCTTAATTGAGTATCCCTTTTTTTATTTTAACTATTTTAAGATATATCTATGTTATTACTAGATACAAACAAGTAAAATAATAGATAATGTTAGCTTATTACATATCACAATCTAATGAATATACATTTAGAACACAACCTACTAGCTCTAATGAGTTTAGTATGAGTTTGCAAGATATGTATACTTTGGAAAACTTACCAATGACTATGAGTGGCATTACTTATGAACCATATGAATCTTATATAGGATTTACAGGAAGTATAAGTGCATCAATAGCAGGTGGTGAATATCGTGCAACACTTTATAATACAGGAGATGTAAACCCAATATGGTATGGTTCTATTCAAGTATATAAATCATCATCTGCAGAAAAATCAGAATACGAAAACCAAATACCGCCAGTAACATCACACGCTAGCGAAAACAGATATATAATATTGGATTAATATGAAACAACAACAGAACTTTGCAATTGTAAATGTAAATAACAACCAACTTCCATTCATAACGGAAGATACTAAAACTCGTCAAAACTGGATACCTTTTGGTGTTTATGGACATGATGATTTTTTTGATGCAGTAACTATGACATTTAATGTTAGTACAACTAATGCTGCATGTATAGAAGGTATTTCTGACTTAATATATGGTAAAGGTGTATACTCTAAGAATCCTACATTTGATAAGATTTTTCAAAAATTAGTTCCACAAGAAGAAACTAAGAGAGTTGCATTTGACTTAAAACTTTATGGTAATGCATGTTATCAAGTATATTGGAATGATGACCATACACAAATAATTAAGATGTATCATGTTCCTGTTCAATATATCAGAGCAGAAAAATTATTATCACATCCAAAGATTCAGAATTATTATTATTGTATTGATTGGAATGACCAAAAGAAAATAAAAGAAAAGAAAAAGATTCCTGCATTTGGAACTTCAAATGAAAAATGTGAAATACTTTACATTAAGAATTATAGTCCAAATTTATATTATTATAGTTTACCTGATTGGGTTTCTGCAATGCAATTTGCAGTTAGTGAGGGAGAGATATCTAATTTGCATTTAAACAACATTACAAACGGTTTCTTACCTGCAGTGATGTTAAACTTCAATAATGGTGTACCCGCTCCTGAAGAGAGGGAAACTATCGAAGATTTAGTTCAAGCAAAATTCACAGGAACAGATAATGCAGGTAGATTTATGTTATCGTTTAATGATGACCCTACAACTAAACCAACTTTAGATGTAATTGATATACCTAATTTACATGAGAAGTATGATTATGTTGCAGAATATACACAAGATAGAATCTTAGTTGCACATAGAGTAACCTCACCTTTATTGTTTGGTATTAGAACAAAGAATACAGGTTTCAGTTCTCAAAGTGAAGAAATGATGACTGCATTTAGTATATTACAAACTATGACAATCTCTCCATTCCAAAACATTATCTTAAATTCATTAGATGCGGCATTGGTACAAGGTGGATATGATGAAATGGAACTATACTTTGAACAATTAACTCCATTAGTAATTCTTTCAAAACAAGCGGAAGAAACTGGCAAGACTGTTGGACAAGTTGAAGATGAAACTAATAAACAACTAGAGAATCCTGCAATACAAGAAGACCCAACTGACCAACAATATCAAGATGGTGAGTTTGAATCAACACCTAATCAAAGTTTTTCTATGTTAGAAGTAAATAATAAAGAATACGAAATAAATAAAAAATAAACTATGTACGCATTATTCATAAACAGAAATGATATTATAAAGAATAGTCCATTGCAAGGTGCAATTGATGCAGATGCTTTATTGCCGTTTGTTAGAACTGCACAAGATAAATACTTAAAGAACTTATTAGGAACTGTTCTATTTGATTTCTTACAGGCACAAATTATTGCAAATACAGTATCATCACTATCGGTATATTATAGAGACCTTTTAGATGACCACATTAAATACACTTTATTGTGGTATGCATGTGTTGAATATATTCCTTTTAGTTCTGTTCAATTTAAATCAAATGGTGCAGTTAAACAACAAAGTGAACAAGGTATAGCACCTGCTAAATCTGAGATTGATTATTTAAAACAACAATCACAGAATAACGCTGACTATTATGCATTAAGATTACAAAACTATTTAATTGCATATTCTCAATTTATACCTCAATACTTAGAATCAGTAGGTAATCAAACACAAATATATCCTGACCAAAGTTCACAATATTTTGCTGGAATACAATTATAATAAACTATGTCAACACAAATCGTTAATAATACAGGTACTAACTTTACCCTATATTATAATGTTTTAAATTATTTTAAAACAATTATGACTAATCACCCGTCAATTGAAGCAGTGACACAAGGTGATATATCTTCTATTGATGTTGACCAATTTCCTAATTATCCATTAGGTAATATTCTTATTACAGATACTTCATTTGGAACATCTGTAACAACTTATCAAGTACAATTAACAGTTGCTGATAAGATTAAGAATAAGAATAACGAAAGTAATGAAAGAACAAACGAACAAATAATTAATCAAATACTTGGAGTTAATGATGTTGTAGATATTCATGCAAACACTTTAGCAATATTAAATGATTTAACATCATATACGCAAAGAGGAGTAGCTGGTTTTGAAATAAACGGAGATATTAATTGTAGAGCATTCTCAGATGAATTTAATAATGGTTTAGCAGGCTGGGTAGCCAGTTTCGAATTGACTACTCACAATGATAAAAATCGTTGTCTTTTTTTTTTAATTAAACCTGAAGAAGCAACTGCATACATAATTGAAAATTGTGATACTGGTCAAAGATATGTTGCAATTTTAAATGAAGATACATTTCCAATTGGAAAAACATTTACATCAATTATTAATCCCGCAGGTTCAACAACTTATAGCAATTTAGTATGTTATACTGTTATAGCATCTACTAATGATACGAATATAGATTTTGTTAATTTACCTGTCTTACCGCCAGGTGTATTAGAAAATTGTTTAGAGTGTCAACAATGGATAACACCTGGAAAAGTATGGTCAACTATACCAGGTACTTGGGATGAACAATATCAAACATGGGCAACTATATAAAAAATAAAATATTATGGGTAATTTAAGTAATCTTTACATATCACGCAGTTTCCAATCGTTAATACATTTGGGAAGTGATAATGTTGTTACAAGTAGTTTAACTTTATTACAAGATGGATTAGGTAATTCAATCGGTGTAGCAGTAAATAATACAGGAGATTTATTTCTTTCTGGAAGTTTAACTGCATCTTTACAACAAGGATATGCATGGGTAGGTAATGCAAGTGGAAAATCTGCAGCTATTCCTACATCTTCATTTGGTGGAGGTGGAAGTATTCCTGCAGGAACAATAAGTTCTTCTGCACAAATAACTGCATTAGGATTTGTAAGTTCTTCGGTAACTGCATCTTCTTTAATTACTGCATCATTTGATAATGGAACAAGAAACTTAACATTCACAAAGGGTAATAATACAACCTTTGCAGTTAATATACCGGATGTAAGTGGTAGTGCAGGTAATTTTGTAACTACATCTTCATTCAATGCATATACACAAAGTAATGACCAAAGAGTTAGTTCATTAGAAACTAATTCGGCAAGCGTTAATATATCAATAAGTAATATTAACACTACGACTGCAAGTCTTTTAATTGAAACACAAAACTTAGAATTGTTTAGTGCATCTGCATTAGTATCAATTTCTAATTTGAATACGGCCACTGCAAGTTTATTGATTGAAACACAAAACTTAGAATTGTTTAGTGCATCTGCATTAACATCATTAAGTAATCTAAATACTGCAACTGCAAGTTTATTTACTTCTGCAAGTTTAGCTTTATATACTGCAAGTGTAAGTGGAACAACAATGACATTTACAAAAGGTGATGCAAGTACATTTAGTGTAACCTTACCAACTGGTAGTGGTGGAGGTGGTGCAGCATTCCCTTATACAGGTAGTGCACAAATCACAGGTAGTTTAGGATTGACTGGTAGTTTTGAAATAAATGATAATGTAAATATCAATACAATAATTACACCTATATCAGGAACTTTATTATTAACTGCAAAAAGTTTTACTCCATCATCAAGTATAATTTCTGCAGTAACTAACTCTGTCAATATAGCATTTAAGAGTAGTACAGGTGGAGCAACAAATATAATCTCAGGAAGTAATAATATATTCTCAATTGCAGGTACAACTGCAGGATTTAATAGATTTTTAAGTAATGGTAATGTTGCATTAAATAATCAACCGAATATAAGTGCAAGTATGGCATTTCCGGTTGTAATTAATTTAAACTATTTAACAAATGCTATAACTGTTAGAGGTCCTGTTTCATCATCTGCATATACACTTTCAAATAATATAGTACTTTCTAATGTTTTATTAGGAACTGCAGCTGGAAGTAATTTTGAAAAGGCATTGGCAGGTGCAAGTTTTTCGACTAACTATATTGGAGGAAGCACAAATATAATTGCAACTAAAACACCTTTATCAGCATCTGTTAATTTTAATAATAATATAGTTGCAGGAGGAGCAACTGCATTAGCTGCTAACTTAAATAGTTCATCAGTAAATGCAAATTCAAATTTAATAATAGGTGGAGCACAAATAAATTCTGACCATACTAATAATACTGCAACTCAAGCTACATTATTAGTTCAAAGTAATGCATTTATAGGTAGTGGTAATATAGTACAATCTAATGGATTAGCAACTGCTAATAGACAATTATTTGCATCGATGATGGTTGGTAATGGTAATACAATTAGATTAGAAGGAGATGGTACAGGTGGTTCTGTTAATTCAACAATATTATTAGGAGAATCATTATTAATAAGTGGGTCTACTGTCGGAGCAGGTGGTGGTGTTGTTGGAACTACAATAGTTGGTAGATATAATTCAACTGAAGCTAGTCAAATTGATGCAGGTAGAGTAGTATTTGCAGTAGGAACAGGAACTGGTGTAGGTACAAGAAGAACTACTTTATTAATAGATTCAGGTAGTAATGCAATCGTTTCTGGTAGTTTATTCATATCAGGTACTGCATTTTTGAATGGAGTTTCATTAGTACCTACTGCAGCTAACACAGGTAGTTTATTAGTAACTGCCTCTTTTGACAATGGTACAAGAAACTTAACATTTACAAAAGGAGATACAACAACATTTGCAGTTAATATTCCTGATGTTAGTGGTAGTACAATCAACACAGGTAGTTTTGCAACAACTGGAAGTAATGCATTTAATGGTAATCAAACTATTACAGGTAGTTTAATAGTATCGGGTAGTACAACATTAAGAGGAAATACAACATTCATTGACAGAGCCGGTACTCCTAATAATAATGTTTATTTAGGTTCTAATGCATTACTATCTAATACTACCGGTGGTAATAATGTTGCAATTGGTAATAGTGCATTACAAAATAATACAACTGGAAATAATAACTTTGCATTAGGTGTAAATTCATTAAATTCAAATGTTCAAGGTAATTTGAATGTTGCAATAGGTGGTGAATCAGGACAAAACGCAAGTGGAAGTTCTAATATATTCATTGGTGGAATGTCAGGTAAGTTTATCACAGGTAGTGCAAATACTATCATAGGTGCATTTACAGGAACTGCAGGTACTACATTAGACAATAATATTATATTTGCAGATGGTGTTGGTAATGCAAGAGCACAATATAGTGGAAGTGGATGGTCATTCCAAAATGACATTAAATTTAATAAAGGAAGTAATAAAACTTGTGATATAGTAACTGTAAATGCTTCTCTAACAGTATCTAATAGTTTGGTAACGGCAAACTCTATCATCTTAGTAACTTGTCAAGACAGACAAAACCAAGCTGATGAGTATCCACCGGTAGTTGGAAATAAAACGACTGGTGCATTTGATATCTTTACAAATGTAGCTACGGATATGCAAGTTGCATACTTAATCATAAATCCAACTGCATAATGCCAACATTAGCAGAGATAACTAAAAAAAGTAAATCACTTGCAAATGTAATCAGTAGAACAGTTGCATCATATGCACCTCGTAAAACTGGCAATCTACAATCTGCACTTAAAAGAGCAAATAACATTAATACAATGTTTGAAGTTCAAGGTGGTGCGTCTAAAGAAACTATTGTAAGGTCTTTAGTATTTACTTATAATTATTCACCTGATGATGCAAAGTATGGTATGTGGTGGAATGAACCAACACTTGCAAGTAATATTAAAAATGGTAAAACTAAAAATATACCTCAATCAATAAACTTTGCAGAGAAAGGATTAAATGACCCACAAGTAATGTCAGCAATAGATGAATTAGTAAGTTTGATAGGTGATTCGGTACTAGAAAGAATTAGTAATGAATTGAAAGATATGGAGTCTGAATATTAGTGTCAAATACTTTTAATAAATTATTGGTTATTATTAAAAAGAAATAAATGGCTTTATCAATTACTCAAACACCAGCATTAGTTAGTTTATCACAATCACCGATAATATTTACCCTTTCGGAAAATACACCGGTATATACATCATCATCATTTCAATATATTGGTGAATTGTATTATTGGACAGGTAGTACAACTAACTCATCGTCTGTTTCAGATTATACAATTACAAAGTTTCCAAATACTTCAAACGTAGGTATTTTTGACTTAAATAGAATTATAAACTCTACTCTAACAGATTATGCACAGGCAAATACATCAAATGTAGTTTACTATGCAGCTGATTTCTATTGGCAGTATCTTTCAGGTAGTACATTTGTTACAGGTTCACATCTAAAATCACAAACATATAAAGCATTAGATGGTTATGGTGTATTTCAAGAACCAATCGGACAAAATGTAACCTCATCATCAGTATATTGGCCTTTAATGACTGATGGCCCTGCAACACAATCTGCATTTGACAATAACAAAGGTACTCAAGGAGTATATGTAGGAACTGCAGGTGGAACTTTACAACCAAATAAAATAGTTTATACTTCTGCAATACAAACAGCAGAGGTTGCATTATCATCAACTACTGCAACTTCTGGCCAGATTAGTCAATATCCTGCATATCCATTACAAAGTGGATTCCCTCTTTCTGGAAGTTATTCATCATATACAATACAAGCATTTAATACTGCAACTGCATTAGGTTTACCAATTCAATACGACATAGTATGTAATCAAAAGTATCCAAATGTTAGAATCAAATGGAAGAATAGATACGGACAATTTGATTGGTTGAATTTTAACTTAGTAAGTAGAGAATCTTTTTCAACTGAAAGAAGAACTTATCAACCAACTTTGGGCACATGGGAAAGTAGTACTTTATCATATCAAAACTTTGATACTGGAAATCAAGCATATATTGCTGATTCTAAACAAGGTTTAAGTGTAAATACAAACTGGTTAGACGATGCATATAATGATATTCTAAAACAATTATTAGTATCTGATGAAATATATTGGATATACAATGAAAGTACAGGTGCATTAAGACCATTAACCATTACAACTCAAAACATAGTATTTAAAACAGGTGCAGTAGATAAGTTAATTCAATACCAATTTGACTTCCAATACGGACAACCGTACAAACTCATCATATAATTTGGTAATATTAAAAATTATTCGTATCTTAAAAAGAAAAATGTATACACTATATCACATACACGGCAAAAAATGGGGAATGACTAAACAAAAGTTATCAATCAGATTATGGCAACAAAATCTAAAAAAAGATGATGTTGTAGATGTAATAACTTTTGATGCTTTAGATGTAGCAGCTGATATGGAAAGAGAATTGAATATTAGAGATGGATACGGCTGGAATGATAGTAGAGATTATAGAAACATTACTAAAAATAGAAAATGTAGCTGGACAACTGAAGATAGATTAAGAGGTGCTTTAAAAGGTGGAAAATCTGCAGTTGAATCAGGACAATTAAAATCAATATGTAGTATGGGAGGTAAGATTGGTGGAAAAATTGCAGGAAAAATATCATCTCAAATAGAAAGAATTTGTCCAAATTGTAATAGAATTGGTAAAGGAAATAGATTTGTGTCACACATAAAAAATTGTAAATAATGTCGATAATTAGTACACAATCATTTACTTTCAGATTGATGGCAGGTGACCCTGCAGTACAATTAGACTTATTTGCAGATGAAGATTATTTAATATCTAATAATGCAACAGGTCTTTTTGATATAGGAGAACTACCTTCAGATTTTACTAGACAGATAACCCTACCTGGAACGAAAGTAAACAACGCTTTTTTCGAACATGTTTACGATATTAGTATTGACTCACCTTTTCTATTTGCAACCAATATAAAGGTTCCTGCATACTTTGATTTTGATTCTGTGTATGTATCACAAGGTTATATCCAATTAAATAAGGTAAATCTTCTTGCAAATAAATTCATTGAATCATATGAGGTAACTATATATGGTAATTTATCATCATTTGCTAGAGATGTTAATACAAAATATTTATATGAATTAGATTCATTAACACAATTTAATCATACATCATCATATGGAACCATAACATCATCATGGAATCGCCTGTTATTTAGTGGTTCAATTGTATATCCAATGGCAGAATATGGTCAACAAATATTCTATACACCAACAAATGAACAATTTGGTATTGATGATGTTGATGGTGCATTATGTGTAGAAGATTTTAAGCCTGCAATAAGAGTTAAAGAAGTATGGGATGCAATATTTCAAGAAGCTGGATACACTTATACATCATCTTTTTGGGAACAAGCTTGGTTGGATGATGTATATATGATTTTAAATAACCCTAGAAATTCATTAAAATATGCATTATATTCTGATATAGATTTAGATACTTATGGATTATGTAAAATTGCACCTATATCAGGTAGTGGTTCAACTAACATAAATCTTCCAAGAAATACAACAACACCTTTACCTTGGAATAATATTCAATTTAATCCAAGTAATGTTTTAAGTTCAAGTTTAGATTATACTTTAGATTTTTCAAGTAGATTAAGAGGAGAAATAAATTTAAATTTTCAGTTAACATCAACTGGAACAGGCAGTGCTGCACCTCAATTTAGTTTAGTATTTCAATCTTCATCTGTTGATTTGATTACTATACCTTTGACAAATATCAACAATTATATGGTAGATATAAAAACATATAATGGTACTCAAACTAGAACTCAAAAGTTTGAATTAAGAACTGAATTTAATCAAGTTAATTCGGGCATATATACTACATTGCCTACAAATACACCAATTAGATTTTCATTATTACAAACTGCATATGATTCAAATACTAATTATACAATAACTTTAGACCCAGATTCAACATCAAAGTCTTATTTGAGTATTACTAAAGTAAATCAAGGTGCAGATAATAGGGTATTTGATATACCTTCTAATATGCCGTATGGTACTAATGGTATTAAACAAGTTGATTTTATATTAGGATTACAAAAGAAATTTAACTTAGTAATTTATCCTGATAAGACAACTCAAAATAGATTTATAATTGAAACATTTAATAATTGGTATAATAAAGGCCAAGTAAAAGATTTTAATAGGTATATAAATTTAGACAAAAGTATAGAAGTAATATCTGCAAATAACTTAGCTGTAAATAAATTAAATTTTGGAGATACTTTAGACCAAGATTATGTGTCTCAACAATTTGCAAAAGGTGCAAATAGAGAATATGGTAAAACATATTACACAGATACTACAAACTTTTATTCACAAGGTACATTTGAAGTTAAAACTAAATTTGCATCATCACCATTATTAAGGGTTTCAGGAACTGGTATATCAGGAAGTGTTAGTGGTATAGAACCTACATATAATTGTTATCAATATACAAACATACCTATACCTGTATTCCAAACTATGAATTGGGTTGATTGTGCAGGTAATGCTCAATCACAATACATTCCAGCATTCTCAATTTATAACTTAGGTTGTGGTAGAGAAGGTACTCATAGTGGACCAGTAACACAAGGAGTTTCATGTTCTTAAAATAAAATATTATGAGTCAAATTATACCAATTTATATTCCAACATTTATTAACTCACCAGATTATTCTCCGGCTAGAGTATTACCTCGTTTATTTTTTTATAATGGTATGGTTCCATGTCAGCCATGGTATTTTGAATTTAAACTATTTACTGAAACAACTAGTAGTGTTGTAGTTCCAGCACAATTTAATTCATTTCCGTACTTTGACCATTATAATGTAGTAACAGGTAGTTTTCCTACAACAGGTAGTTTATCATTACTTTTTAATAATGAATTAGCTGCATATGGTACTTCACCAAATGAAAATTTATACACTACTTATTATGAAACTTATGTAGAGTTATTATATAATCCAAAAACAAGATTATTAAATTGTAGTGCAATCATACCACTTGCTGATTATGTTAAAATGGAACTAAATGATATTGTAAACTTTAAAGGTAATTATTATCATTTAAGAGCTATTAATGATTATTCACTAAAAGATGGTACATGTAATTTACAATTATTGGGGCCTATTATACCTGATGCATTGAATAGATAAATAAATTAAATTGTTATAAGAATATGATAGAGAATATACTAAGTGTATTAAACACAGGCAATTATTATGGTGTATCTGAAAGGGTTGATATTGCAAAAGGTAAATATCAAATACCAACAACATGGAAAGATACTTGGAAATATATTAAAAGAACAATATGGCAGAAAAGAAAATAAAATTAACTGTTGATGTAGAATCTAATTTAGAACCTACAATTGCTAATTTAAAAGAATTAAAAAAGCAATTAAAACAAACTGCTGCCGGCTCTGATGATTTCAAAAGATTGGTAGGAGAGATTGATGATTTAGAAGATAAACTTAAGGGTGCTAAAGGTGCTGCAGCTGATTGGATTGATACATTAGAATCAGCAGGTGGCCCGATTGGTGCATTAGGTGGTGCATTAAATAAAGCAAAGGTTGCAACAGTATCATTTGGTGCTGCATTAAAAGCTGCCGGTATTGGTTTAATAGTTGCTGCCGTTGGTGGATTAGTTGCTGCATTTAATAATGTTGAAGGTGCAGGTAAAAAGTTAGAACCATTACTTATTGGATTTGAAAAGATTTTAGGTGGTATATTTGAAGCATTGACTCCATTAATTGATGCATTTGTAGAATTAGCAACTCAAGCATTACCTTATATTACAACAGGTATTAAAGTATTTTATTCTAGTTTAGTTAGTTTATTTACATTAGTTAAAGAAGGTGGAGCTGGTATTGGTAAAATACTTAAAGGAATATTCACATTAGATACAAAATCAATTGAAGAAGGATTTAATCAATTAAAAGGTAGTTGGAGTAAGACAGTTGATTCGTATAATGCAACATCAGAAAGATTTGAAGCTGGTACAAAGAAATTAACTAAGACTCAAAAAGAAAACTTAGATAAACAAAACGATGATGCACAAAAAGCATTAGATGAAAAAATTAAGAGATTAGAGGCAGAAGATAAGTTGGATGAGGCTAAGATGAATAAATTAAAAGCAGAAGCTTTACAATTAGCCAAAACAGAACAAGAGAAGTTAGATGTTGAAATCAAGTTTGCAAAGTTATCATATGATGCAAGAATAAAAGATATTGAAGATAAACAAAAACTATATGATAAAGATAGTATAGAATATAAAAATCTACAAACTGAAAAGATTGCAACAGAAGGTGAATATATTACAAAAACAACTGAATTTGCTGAAAATCAAAAGAAGATAGATGAAGATATATTAAAATCAAAAATAGAATTTGCAGAAAAAGAAAAACAATTACAAATTGCAACTATCAAAGATGCAACTGAAAGAGCAATAGCAGAAAGACAAGCAAAATATGATAAAGATTTAGCTGATTTAGAGATAGATAAAGAGTTTATTAAAAAATCAGAAGAAGAAAAGAATGTAATAAGAAAGAATTTAGTAATTGCATCTGAAAATGATATAACTAAAATCAAAACAGAAGCTAAATTAAAACAAGATGCAATTGATAAAGGTGATTATGATGCAAGATATGCGAGATTAGTTGCAGGAGCATCAAATGATTTATTATTACAACGTCAATTACTTGAACAAAAGAAAGTAAATGATGATGAGTATTATGCAAAACAATTAGCAAGTGAAAATTTAACTACTGAACAGATAAGAGAATTAAATGAAAAGAAAATTGCTGACCAAAAGCTTTATACCGATAAATCTATTGAATTAGAAAAAGCTAGAATTGCAGTAAAACAACAAGCGTTATCCGATATTATAACAATTGCAGGTGCTGAAAGTGATATTGGTAAAGCTGCATTAATTGCAAAACAAATATTAGCTGCAAAAGAATTAATTTTAGAAGTAACAAGAACAATAACATTTTCTGCACAAGCTGTAGCAAGGTCAACCGTAGCAGTTGCAGAAGGAACTGCACAAACAGCAAAAGTTGGTTTCCCACAAAATATTCCATTATTGATTGGATATGCAGCACAGGCCTTTGGTATAATTTCTGCAATCAAATCAGCAGTTAGTAGTGCTAAAGCAAGTGCTACTGGTAACGGAAGTAGTATGCCAAGTATATCTGCACCACCGGCACCAACATATGGAGGAACACCAACAATGACTACTCCACAAATACAAACAGGTGGTGGTATGAATCCAAATACACAATTAGCTCAAACTTTAAGTAATTCACAAAAACCAATTAGAGCATTTGTGGTAAGTGGTGATATTAGTTCTCAACAAGCACTTGACCGCAGAACAAGTAGAGCTGCAACATTCAGTGCTGGATAACAATTTTTGAAACTTATAATGTTATTACAATATGAAACTTTATGAATTAAAAATAGAAGATGAAAATGTAGATGAAGTGTTTGCCATTAGTTTGGTAGAATCACCTGCAATGGAATCTGACTTTGTATATTTTGATAAAGAGGAAATACAATTTGCAGCTATTGACAAAGAAGAACAAATGTTAATAGGTGCAGTTTTAATACCTGAAAAGAAAATATTAAGAATAGATGGTGAAGGACAACCTTACCATGTATTTTTCAGTAAAGAGACTGTAAAGAAATTAGCACAGAATTACTTAATGAAAAAGTATACTGATAAAGCTACATTAGAACATGATAGTAAAATTAAAAATGTATTTTTAGTTGAGTCATGGATTAAGGAAGGTAAATTAGATAAAAGTAATCAATATGGATTATCTTTACCTGTTGGTACTTGGGTAGGTTTATTTAAGATAACTGATGATAAACTTTGGAAAGATTATGTAAAAACTGGCAAAGTTAAAGGATTTTCTATTGAAGGTTTATTTGAACATAAATTAGTAGAAGCATCTTTCATTGATGAATTATTAGAAAAGAATATTGATGAATTATCAGAAGTAGAAGCAGAGATTGCATTAGCTAAGATAACTGCAATAATCAAAAAAGATAAAAGATATGCTAAAGGTAAACGAATTGAAATGGAGTCTTATTCGGACTATGGTAGTGGCATATCTAATAACGCAAAGAAAGGAATTGAATTAAACGAAAAGAATAATAATAAATGTGCAACTCAAGTAGGTAAAGTAAGAGCACAACAACTTGCAAAAGGT